ACCCAGTGCATTTGGAATACCACTGATGGCACATACATCCAGGAATCTACCAGCGGCAAATATTGGACGTACACAGTAGTGACAGTGAGAACCAAAGCTGTGTCCTGTATCACCCTCAATACCGATTACATCTGTACAATGTACATATGCTCCGGTTGATGTTTTGATCTGTGACATGTGTCCATAATAATAGTAATTTCCATCAGTGCCGAGGATACAAACGAACTGACCGAAACCCTGTTTGTGATTGGCTTCGTTCTCCCACCCAGCATAGATAATTTTACCATCAATGGTTGCATGGATTTCTTTTGAATCCAGACCTACGAGATCAAGACCATCATGGGCTGAACCTTTGAATTGTTGAGTGACTTGGAATCTTCCACAATATGGTGAATTCATACACTCAGCTCCTTTCGTATATATTTAACGATTGGTTGAATACTGATCATTAGGGGGTGATCTTATGTTAATAGATGAATTAGAATTAGATTCATTTCGTGTTAGATGTAAATTCCCAAAATCAATAATGATGAATTTATTTATACCATTGACCAGTAAATATGAACATCGGTTTCATATTAAATGTGATGATATTCGGATCCATGTCGTTGATGAAACATATGATGGTGAATTCATGAATCTGTATTATGAAACAGATGATGAACGTGTATGTGTGAAAGATGGTATGAAGATTGACGTATCATTAGAGATATGGAATGAACGTGGAAAACGACATTTTATGAACATGACAGATGAATCGTTTGATGATATCATTTATGTAACAGAACAATGGATTGTTGAGAATCGACATGGAATGAATCATTTCGTTGTGGTTCCATCCGATGATATTAACATCAAGGAATTGCTTAAACCGAAATGGAAATCAGATCTGTTCAGGAAGAAACTTAAAATGGAAACTGAACCAACTGTTATCGATGTTGATTTTACAGAGGTCAACGATAATATGATTGAAATGAAACAATGAAACTCCCCATGATGGGGAGTTTCCTTTTCGCTGTTATTTCCATATTCGATATATATATTATTATAATGGCACAACAGAAGAAATTTAATCGAAAGGATGTGATATCATGGATGAAACCATCTATGGTGATATCTATACTGTAGATACATCAGATTCAACCGTGTATTGCGGTTGACGATTAAACGGTTGGTTTACCCGTATAATGTAAACCGTTAAATGAATAATACACCTTATTCATTTAACCATACGAAAACAAACCCAGTATGTGTGTAATCACATACGTGTATCTTCTTATTGTGCCATTTAAATATATGTAATATGTAGGAGGAAAGTAATATGAATATTACTGACAAAATCAAAAAGGTTAGATTAAACGGTGGAGAAGTGTACATCTTCTCAGATCTGCACATCCTGAAGAGAGAGAAAACTACTCCGAGAATCTCAAAAAGATGGCGTGTGTTGGAGAACGCGCAGGAGGAAATGTCTTGGGTTACAGAAAATGATCTTATCATCTTCCTGGGGGATCTGGTTGATGATACAATACCGGATGAAAGAACCGTTGGTCTCATCAGAACTCTCTTCCCGGAAAACGTTGAGAAGATCTGGATTCGCGGTAACAATGATATGCTTGCTGATAACCTACTGGAGCTTGAAGGTTTTGAAGTGTGCTATGCAGCAATTGCGAAGGTTGACGACAGGGTCTTCATCTTCTCACATACGTCGATTGAGGTAACAGAGTTCGATAATCTGTATAACATCCATGGACATATGCATCGCAACGATGATTCAAAGATGCTGTATTATCATGATCCAACACGGTGCGTCAATGTTGCACCGGTCTGCTCGCTTGGCAAGTGTTACAGACTTGATTGGATTATCGACAACTGTATCGACATCGATTATCCATCCTGGATGGACAATGAGTGGGAAGACGGTAAAGAAAAAGCCGGTATGTCCAGATTCATAAAGAACATGGCGACCATGGAATACAATGAGATTTATGAAATCATCGGAGGAGGTGTTGATGAATGATCGTTAAACGAATAACATTTGGCGTGATCGCTCTGATATGGGGTATCTTCGCAATACTTGCTGAACAGAGATTAGAGGAAACTCGTTCAGTGAAATCAATGATTGAAACTGCGGCCTCGATTTTCGTATATGCAGGTTGCATGTTTGTTGTATTAGAGTAAAAGAAGACATGTGCGGGGCGTATTGCCCCGCTGTCGTCTTTTTTCTTTCCACTCCGTTCCTACCCGAGTTAATATCGGTTCTCGCGTCCGTCCGGCTTAACGGAGACATCATAATATGATATCACTTATTTGAATAATCTTTATACTACAGAGCTATGTTTGTAAATCGTACCAATCCTATTAACACTTAACATCCATGATACATATAATGGTATTATGTATCTTTTCTGTAAATTATATCCATTCGAATGGTATGCGAATCCGCGTAATGATCCGATGCTGCTTCTCCTATGCAAAGGTGACATCTTTCCATTATATGCTATGCATTTCCGCTTTAAATTCATCTTTATTCTATTTCGTAAAAGTATATGTGTTGGAAATATCTTATAACCAACAAAGTCTAAACCTTCAATCAAACGGCGTATCAAATAATTTGGTTTGACAATCAAACCTTCATAGGACAGCATCCCAATTATCTTATTAGCCATTTCGTTCAAATCACCCGCATTATCTCCAAATAATACCATGTCATCCATATATCTGTAATAATGTTTAATTTTATACACTTCCTTTATTACATGATCAAATTCTGATAGATATAGATTTCCACTGAACTGTGACAAATAATTTCCAATCGGTATACCCTCTTCAGGTAGTACGGAATCTATTATATTAAATATCAATCCAAGTAAATTCGGATCCTTGAATAGTTTTAAATACCTATGTTTCAAACGTTCATGATCGATCGATGGGTAGAATTTGCGAATATCCATTTTTTAAATAGTAATCCATATCACTCATCCCACGTTTATGATAGTAATATGTTGCCTGGTGAATACGTTGCATACATGCCAGTGGTCCTTTACCTTTGATAGAAGAATATGTATCATATATGAAATGTCGTTCCATTATCGGTCCAATTATTTGTAAGATCGCCCATTGTACTATTCGATCTGGGTAATACGGGAGTTTGTAAATGGTTCGCAGTTTTTCACCTTCCATGCGTTGAAATATATTATAAGGTGAAGTGGTGAATGTTCGATTGAGTAGAGAATCTTGGATTTGTTTCAAATAGTAATCCGGATTAGAATTGACCATTTTGACTTCCTTATAGAATGACTTACCTCGTGATGCATTCTGATGAGCAAGACGTAAATTATCCATATCACAAACAGCATCAAAAAGTGTAACCCCGGGATTACCCGGGAGGAATCTATATCTTAACATTAAAATTATACTCCTTTGCTTATGTGAATAACAGAGTCTTCGAAAACCTACCAACACCGTTTATTCGTGCTCTTTGTTCGTCGTATAGACTGGTATTTATTAGGTGTAGCGTTTGTCATGTAACACATGACGACATAAGTACGTGTGCCGATATTACGATTCCGATTCGAGGTAGCATTATTCAGATTCCAATAGAAAACACTGGCATTCGACGAATTATTCCAATTACTGCCTAAATGAGCTGTTAATCTATTTTCGATAAGACTACTAGCGGATTAAATATCAACCTAATATACCATGCGTAAAATCGTCAATCTGTAAAGATCATGGGGATGCGCTCTTATCTCAGTTCGATTAAAGACCTGTTATAAATTTGGTGAACCCCAAAGGAATGAAGTCCTTTGGGGTTCGGTGTAAAATCGAAGCCGTATATCGTGGCTTCGATTTTACAATTATTAACTTTTAATTGTATTGTGATTTTATAATCACGAAGGGATATACATAAGACGCGCGCCGATAACACGACTCCGATACGAGGTAGCATGACTCAGATTCCAATAGAAAACACCGGCAAACGACGAACTAAACCAATAACCGCCTAAACGAGCCGCTCTATAACCATTAAGATTGGTTGTTTTATACAGGTAATCACCGATTGCATCTGTAGCACTACCACCAACGGTTGATGTCATGAATACCCAATCGTACTTTTCATTACCATAACCAAAGTATTTAGCATATCCGTCAGCATTAGCAACAGTAAAGCCAACCGATTCGTAGTTATCAGTGCGCTTTGAATCATTAAAGTTCATATCTGTACATACATATGGAACACCACCACGCAGTGAGCCGTTACCATATATATTTACGCCATCGACCCATTTCCAGATATTACCCCACATATTCTCAATACCTCTCCAGTTAACAGAAGTTCTTGTTGCAGCTGTATATGTGGTTTCTGTTCCATTTATTTCATTGATGGTAGATGCAGCACGTCCAGTTGTATTTCCAACTGTACTACCAACATATGATGCACAGTTATATGAAGAATTATCAGTGATACCGACAACACCGTCAGCAATATTAACCTGCGAGTTACATCCATATTCAACGGTAATCAACATCTGAATTGCAGATGCGAGTTTGAATGTAAGAGCATACCATCCAGCACCACGGTTCTTCGCAATAGTCATTGAATTCGGACGTGTGACGTTTTGTGTTAAACCAGATGCGGGTTTAACATGAACTGTTGTACCACTGTTATCAACATAACCAATTGATGCTAACAGATCTCCAGTGTTTGCAGTGAAATCTACGGTTTGTGCATCGTTTGTATTATATGCTGATGCTGATGTATCGTATGTAGAACCTTCGAATGCAGAACAAAGAACATAGTCAACTTCATTTCCAGCAGCATTTATAAAAGCAGGATGGAGTTTGTAACCGTCGAGTTGTATATCAGAGATACTGTAGGTTGCTTCATGTATATCATAACCATATTCAGGTTTAGTGGAATCGATGAGTTGTTTATCGGTAATATTGACTTTGTAATAGAACTTCGAAATGTATACCATTACCTGTCCATTAGAACCATCTTCTGTATATGATGTATCTCCGTAGTATGCGGTGATTGTGCCATCGTCTGATACATTACAACGACCCATCATATTATATACACGAAGATTCAATACTGATCCTGTGGTGGATGTTGTATTGTTTTCATAATTGATTGTACGTGATGCTGAAATATTCGGATAATCGTAAACGAAATGTGTTGTGTTAGGTGCACCCCATGGATATCCAGATACATCATTCTCCGACCATGGAACATATACAGTTTCGAGATTAGTTGCAGAAGTGAAGAAGTTTTGTGAGAGTGAAGTTGGAGTTGATTTAAATTCAATGGATTTTATATTCGATGAAAGGTACATCCATGTTAGTGAATCATCAGGTTTATTATTGATAATTATGTCAGTTGGTTGATGATTATCATTATAACGAATGACTTCGACAAATGGTGGAGTTGGTGCAGATGGTACATTTACTGTGATACTATTATAAAGAGTCGTATCGTATGTATCATTGGCTGTTATCTCGGTGGGCATTGCTGTTTGTGCAACAAGAGCTCCGTTATTAACAACCTTGCCTTCGTCACCAGCAACATATGTGTTTGGAACATTTGCAACAACGGATGAATATCCATCTGCATTATCATCTGAAGGATCGTATGTTCCATTTGTAGTGATGGTTTTTGAAACAAGTGTCGATGAACCACCTGAAGGAATAGTATTGATATCATTAGGAAAGTCTTCAAAGCCATCACCACTGTTAACAGTACCACCTTTAGCAACGATAGCATTACCGATCGCGGTTCGTGAACTTTTCAGTCTAGCAAGGTTAGCCGCTAATGTATCTGACATATTATAGCACCTCCTCTAATACGGTATTGATGTCACCAATGATTCCGGTGATTACTTTATTCTGAACCGCATTGGTTGATGAATCCGATAATTCAGAATCGATCGTTGGTATATCCTTCAAATCATTGTATGATCCAGATGTTGCAACTGTTGATAATGATGATGTCGAAGCTTTATCAGCCAATCCAGTATCAACATATGATTTGATTGATTTATTCTGGATTGCGTTGGTCGATGAAGCACTGACGGTTGAATCAATTGATGTATTGATCATAGCTTGGACTTGTGCGGGTGTAACACCTCCACCACCGGGTTGTAATTCAGGGAAATATTCATAGATATTTCCACCATTAACAACTTTACCAGTTGCGGTTTCAGTGATTTTATATTTCGGGAATTGGATCAGTTGTAACAACTGTTCTCCTGTAACGGGTTCAGCTGTAACTGGATTGGGCTTACTAACAATTGCAATCCTGACTGGACGCAATGGAGGAACCGTCATATCAACGATATCCACAGTCAATGTATTTGCCATTTATATCATTCCTTTCTAAAATAATATTGATAGAAGTAGCATGTTGCTTACCCGGACGTTTCCTACAATTAACAATATTCCTAGAATTCTTAAATTCCATATATATTATTAATATGAATAAGAAGATAGAAATAACTTCTTATTCAATATAAACTCCATGCCGACAACTCCAACAATGTGACCATGCCAGTGGTTACTTGAAGGGGAAAGGAACGTTGGCATCAGTTGATAAACTGAATGAGTATCATGAAGGACGATTCTGGCAGATCCAATTCGTGATACACATCCAGCGACTGATGAGGTGGTTCAAATCCATCATGGAGTTCCAAATTTAATTATTATCTACTATTTTAATTTTTGCCGGCGTAAGTGGGGATGTCAACCCAGCCTGCTGTAAATTATGTATGCAGGTCCAAGGAGGTAAACTTATGAACATAGCAGGAATGAACAAGAGTGGAATACTGGCAGCAATCGCAACTGTAGGAGTCGATCCAAACGTCTTTATCATGGCAACAGTATTCAAGACATTAAAACGGGGTGGTCTTGATGACCTAAAAATCCCCGGAGTGGTCAGAAGAAACATCATCGGAAGAGCAGATCCGACTGATCCCGACAATGATTGGGTCCTGGCCAAGGACCATCTTCGTGATCATGATGCATGGCTTGCAACCCTTTCCAATGACACACTAATCAACATCTGGAATCGTATCCCGGACGATTTCAAGTCTTTTTCAACACCCGGGGCAAAACTAATTAAAAAATTCGGAGGTGTATAATATGAATAATACGGTAACATCGACACCAATAAAACTCAATGCAACTGATATCGCACTCTCAATATGTTCTGCCTATGAATGGTACGAGCTGAGAGAGTTGGACTTCGACAACGTCAAGAGTTGGATCGAGAACAACTACGGTTGGGATATCGAGATGACTCATGATGAAGTAGAAAACCTGATACGAGATTTACACAACAACAATTGGACCATGTGTTGGTTCGAACATTAAAATCCAGATTCGTCATCTGGTCGGGTCTCACCCCGTGCGTAGGAGGCGCAGAATATATGCTACACATCACAAACATCTCAACAGACAGAATTAGAAAAGACCTCGATGCATCATCAAACATTTTCCACATCGTAGACCGCTGGGGTGGAGTCATCAAAGGAGGTACGTTAGCTGATAGAATGTTCATTTGCGGTGATCCTACGGGACCCGCAATCCCATTCTCAACGATCACCGACGACATCATCAACAACATCAAAGCGGCAGACAATACAACATTACACATATTCGACGACTGCGTCCTGGTTATGTCTGACAGCGACGCAATCAATCTCAAAAAATTCAGACATGACATTTTAGACAATTTCACCACCGACGACGTAGACATAGATGACTTAAGATGAATTTAGTAGCCGGGGCAATTGCCCCGGCGATTCTTTTTTGTTATTTTTTTGATCATTCACCAAGTTTCACCAAGTTACCATTGGTCGTCACATCAATCTCGAATGAGTCTGCAACAGTTTCAGCAGTAGCATCCGAAGTAAACTCGGTTGATGTTTGATACAGTTTTCCGATTTCGATATACAACAGTTGACCCTTGTAGTACCGGGTGTTCTGTTTATATTCATCCACATATGGAGGTTTCTGTTCAAGTGTTTCAACACGTGTTGTCAATTCTGTATTAGCAGCACGGAGTTCATCAACCTGTTGAGTGAGGAATTCAACAGTCTCTAACAGTTCATCAACAACCGCATCAATCGGTCTGTTGAGACACTGATAGATTGGATATGTGTTATATACCCATGGCATGTCACCAACGAATGCAGTGAAACGGAACTGGATTCTTGTACTCATGTTTGCTTGGAACTGTGTTGTCCATCCAATCTCCGCAGTGGTATACAATGTTTCAGTTGATTCTGCAATATCAACAGTTTCATGTTCAACCACCATTTTTGTTTTTTCTTCATTGAATGCATAATACGGATTGAGTTCCTCTTCATTCGGAATGGTATCAACATACATCGATATTGTATCAAGACGTAATGTATACATACCCTGGAATGTCAATGATGGAATATCACCAATCATTATACCCATATAAGAATTAACAAAGTAATCCTTGATATCAGTATAATGCATTGCAGAGTTCTTTACATAACAATCAACATGTGACTGATAGACATTTCCACCATTGGTATCAAATACCGTATACTGGAGACGGAACTTGACAGTCTGTTTTGCAACCGGAAGTTTACCCTTGAGAGTTTTGTACTGAGCAGATATCATGTCACACAGATTACCAACCCACAATGTGTTTGATATGTAATCATGTGTCATGTTTACAGTTGCTGCAAGATTGATGCATGAAATATCCTGAGTACGAGATACACGTGTATATATACTCTCAGATACTTTGAGTTCTGCACCATATACCATATCGGTATTATCAATGAGATATGGTTTCTGGTCAATGATTCTGAATGTGTTGTATGACATTTTACCATTGACTGGAACACCTTCATGACCAACAACATCCTGGTTGTTTACCAATGAACCTGGTGTGCAACTACCACACTGACCACATCCAACTGCATATGGATAACAGCTTGGATAGTATCCAGGAACTCCGTATATTACACCAACCGGTTTATTTGTTAAATTCATATTAACACTTCCTTTCGTTAATGAGCCGCTGGCGTGGTCGGTAATTCCATAACTTCTTCATGAAATGAATCCATTACACCATTCTTGCCTAAAGCGTGATATTGCTGATATAAGTTGTCAAAGTTATCCTTGACATGAAGCGGTATCTCATTTTTGGGACAGTAGTCGTCGTGTATTTCGATGAGTCTGTCCCGAAGCAACGCCTGAACACCACGTTCTAATGCCTCTTGCCGTTTGACATCTTCTTCATGTGTTCGTGCTGCACGTTCCATGCTTTCATTACGCAGTCTGTCTGATTCGTTGATCCTGTTGGTCAGATATTTCAACACACCTGCAAGAAATCCAGATGAGATTAACAACGATGCTATTGACACCAGGATACCAGTCATGCTATTTGTATCGTCCATATCAGTCCCTCACTTTCTTTAAAAAATAAATATTATAACGATTGGTTCAACTACTGAACCTATCTTATGAATCGGTTCACCAACTATTATTCTCGTATTCGATATATATATTATTAATATGAAGAATAAGTAATATATTCTTCATTCTATTTATTCAATTCATTTAAACTGGGGTAACGGCTGTCAACCGCCTGCTGTAAATTATGTATGCAGGTCCAAGGAGGTATAAGTATGGCAAATAATAATTTATCAAGCATCATTTCATTCACCCAGAAGTTTGAAGCACTCGTTAACGAGGCAAAGGAAATCGGAATGACTCCCGAAATGTGTACACACATTCAGGCGCTCGATCCGAACTTTTCCAACAACGTGTCTCAGTTGATGGAAATGTTAACATCACCAACTGAGACAACTACAACAGACACTAACAAGCTGTGCGAAGACTTGCTGAAAAGAATTTTGGCTGATCAGTATCAGCCTCAGGTGCCTGAGCAGGCTGAAGAACCCTCAACAGAAGAATCAACAGAAGAATCAACACCAGATACAACTGAAGAGGTGACAGCAGAAACAACAACTGAGACATCCACAACAGCAACAACAGCAATTCTTGATTATGCTTCCGAATGGAGACATCACCCTTCAATTGAGGGACTCGAACTGAGTACATCAGGAGAAGCAAGAGTTAATGGAAAGCCAGTTAAGATTAGTATAACCAACGGCTATGCCCGCGGTTATAATTGTATTACACACAAGCGGTTTCAGCTTGCAACTGAAATGCTTGTAACCTTCAGGGGCCCGGCTCCAAAGGGAGCTGCTCCAGTCTACAAGGATGGGGATCGCACTAACTGTGCGATCAACAACCTCTACTGGGGACGTAGGGACCCTTCACTCTCAACTTCTCAGGTTGAGAGAGCATGTAAGTTAATCGCTGAGAATCCCAACCTCAGCGAGAATGAGTTAGTCAACATGCTCGTATCTGAACGTACAATCAGATCATCATGTGCGTTCAGAAGTATCATGAGAGGCAACTATAAGACAATCTCGGATAGATATTTCCTCGTAAGAGGTGGAAGTATCATTCCGAGATCGACAACAACAGCCACAACAACTACACCAACACCTGAGACAACAAGCGCTTCTGAAGACAACAACCTGAAGGGTATTCTTGGGCTCAGTAAGGATCCTGGTCTGGTTAAGAATCTCGTAACAGAGAAGATTAACTCAGGTGAACACATCACCTGTAATGATATCGAAGCTTTAGTCCTCGCATATCTTATGGACGGATGTAATAACCCTGAGAAGATCCAGAAGGGAATCCGTAAGGACTTCGGAAGAAGTCTCATGATCTCAAACACTAAGATCACAGAGCTTATTGGAAAGGGGGTGAAGTAATATGCGTACCCCTAAATTAAATGAATTCGCAAATAACATATTTGTGAAACTCAAAACTGAGGATGCTGTGTACACTCATAACAATGGTGACAACAGCATCACAATGACTACCAATTTCGACGGTTACAAATTTGAGGTGTCATCGACAGGAAACGATGTACAAATCGTATGTTCCAGCAAAGATGACACCCCTCAGTGTTTTATGGAAATAATGCCTGAGGAAACACGAGTCACCCCGTACGAAGGAAGTGACACTGAGACGATAGAAGCTATTAAAGAGCTAATATTGTCAAAGATATAATGAGAAGCTCCCCATTACGGGGAGCTTCTTTTTTGTTGTTTAACTATTCCAGATTCCGCGAATTCGTTCTTTTAATTCTTTCAATACTTTATTACCAGCAGCAACAATCATTACTGATGGAATCATACGTTTAAGAATTGAACCAGATGAAACAAACATACTGATTTCTTCATCGGGATGTTTCTCTGAATATGGTTCAAGTCCTTCGGGAATCATTTCTGATATAACCTGTTTGGATGCCGCATAACATACACACTTATCACCAACGGATGTTGAGTTCGGATGCTCAATATATACTTCAACTAAAACATCTGCAGTGATACCTTTGATGGATGCACTCTTGAGTGGTTCAGTTGGTAATGAGAATAATGTGTTCATCTTGTAAACAGAATTTGTTTTATCATATTTATCAAGAATCCTTCTTTTCTTCTTATTCTCATTGAAATAATTATTGACGATCTGATACAACGAGGGTGATAATTTATCCATAGATTTAATGGTGTAAATACGAACATCAACAACCTTACCAGAATGCTTAGCTTTCTTAACACGCTTTGCGTTGTCTATAAGACTCTGTTGTGTATTGTCCTTGGTTTGGAATGCCTTCAGGAAGTTGTTAACGTTCTTGTCACCAATATCACCAATACCAAATATGACCAATGGATCACCAACCTCAACTTCATCGCCAACTTTGACAATGAAATCAATTTCTGCATCTGCATCAATCTTGATATCCTGCATCATTGTAACATGTGATGTCATTCGTTTTGACATTTTCTCTGTCATAACACCACCATCTTCATATGTTGCATATGTACCCATGAATGCAACCTTTGCAATTGGTCCAATGTTTGCACGAACAACACCATCTACGCCTTTACTAAAGAACTTACTGTGGTATGCGAGAATGTCATTCTGTTTGAATTTGTCATTGATGTTCAATGATGTGATGAGTTTGTTGTCGACATAGAAACCAGATCCAGAGTTGAATGAATATCGGTCGGATAATGGAACTGCTTCTTTTTTACCAGATTTATATTCCACGATGAGATACTGATCATCTTTATCGATTACTGTACCATCTTCCTTTGCCATTACAGAGAATTCATCTGACAATGAACCCGGAAGTATTTCATCAACGCCATTGGAAATCATTACCGGTTCGGAATCATCTGTTGCAATGATATGAGATGTTTGTGATGTTGCGATTGCAGTACGAATTGCGTCATCACGTGTTGCTGATCCAGGTGTGATCAATTCAGAATACGATAACAGATCCATGTCATTCATTGTATTAATGTCGGAATCTGCATTTGTATATCCACGAACTGATTCAAGTTTTGGATTTACTGTGATCTGACGGTTGATACCAACGTTACCATTATTCGGTGAACTCAATGCAAGTTTGCCAATCATCGATGGATCGTATGCACGTTTGACCAGTTTATATGCACGATCGTTGTTTACACCTTTGAATCCTTTCTTGGTGATGTTTTCTTTTGAATGAAGTTCAACAAACGGATTGAGTGCAGATGCAGGTTCAACGTTTGGTACGGACAATAATTCATTGATTACTTCATTCGGATTGAACTGTAACGGATTACCACGAACCTTGGAACTCATGTTATTGTTATAACGTGAAATCGCAAATGCTAATCTGTAATGTATGATTGCAGGAATTATCTCAGATGAACGGATTCTGTACAATGATGAGTTGGTTTCATTACCAGCATTATTGTCTGCCAACAATGTTGATGCATATAATAACATTCCAACAATATCATTTGGAAGATTATAATGCAAACATACATCGGATGTGATTACATCAACGAAGAATTGGTAGTATGTGATGAATGTTGTAAGCTGTGAATACTGTTTGAAGAACAGCTGGTTGAATATATCAACATAAATTGAATTGGAATTCATAATCGGTGTTTCAAATTCACTCGCGTTGTATGCACGGGTATTGATACGATAGAATCCGTTGAACAATAACTGGTTGGGAATCGTATTCGGTATTGCCAATGCTTTATCCTTGAAACGAATGATGAAGAAACGATGATCATCAAAACGACTATCGACAAATTGATATCCAATGTTTGCTTTCTTCAAAACATTGGTCAAACCCTCCCAGGCACATAATGCCAGACCAACTGGAAACTTGATTGAGTCCAGTTTACATTCAGAATACATTGAAAGTTTACCGGGTTTAGAACCTCTGTAAATTTTTTGTATCTCAGGTGGTAATGTATTGACAATGGTTTCAGTCAATGTTATTCCGCTACGGGTTAAACCAGTCTCTGTATTAATAACGATTGGAACTTTATTCAACATGCCACAACAGAACTCATCGGGTTTAACTGTTACGAATGTATATCGTTTTGCACATTCTGTACGGTTGAAGAATATTTCACAATTCGCACCTCTATTAATATAATAGAACCATTGTTTTGCATATTCATCATATTCGATTGTGGATACAAACGGTTTGTTTGATGATACTGATGAACCCGGTTTGATATAGTCTGTTTTATTCTTCATTACCTTGATGAGTAATCCAACATCGACCAATGATTTTGTATCATAACGAGAAACCGTAATCTTGTTGTAGTTAGATGTAAGCATTACGGTTTTTGGATCAATCTTAAGAATCGGAATCGGGAAATCCTGTTTACCAATATTATACCATATACCCTGATTGTAAAATCTACCATTCTTTACAACCGGAACTCTGATATTGATATTGGATGTACGATCAGTCTGACGATTCTTCAATGTGACTCTCCAGTTATGAACCAATGATGTTGCATCTGAAACATCAGTAACCTTTACATCCGTAACATAGAATCCATCAGGTAATTTAGAAAGTTGCATGAATGTTGAAACGATATCACGATCCATCAACTTGTCTTCATATTCAGTTTCGATCTTTGCGAATGATGCACCTTTACGAGCGCCAACGTTCAATGTTGAAATGTTATTTGGTATTGCCGGTTTCGGTAATGGCGTATCTGTGATTGATGTGATCGTGTTGAATGAAACATTGTTCAATTTTATTTTTCCTAAATTCTCACGAATCTTCAATTCACGTGCCGATGTGATTGTCTTTGTTGCACTGCGGGAATCAACAGCTTCAACATTTTTAGCCAATGTTTTTGCAGTATCCGTATTGAGTTTCTTTTCAACAACATTATTTTCATCCGTATTCAATTCATCCGCAATTTTATTATAATTATTAACAATATTGACAGCCGGATTAATACGGTTCATCAACTTTGCATTGATGTTCATAACCTTTGCGTTGTACACGTTATTTTTATCAACATTTGGATTCTCTGCAGTTTCACCTTCACCGTATTTCGTTTTCAGTCTATCGATAGTTGCTGTGATGTTCGTTGTTGCATCAGAATTGACCTTTTGTAATGATTGAATTTCTTCAACTTCTGTTTTTGCAGTTTCAATATTTTCAGATTCATCTTCACCGTCACTCAATTTATCCAATTTCTCTGCAATGGTTTCTTCTTCATCATTAGCAAAATCATCAATACTACCACCAGCTTCTTCGTCTGTTGTAGCAGTCATCTCCAATGGAATACCAACTTCAGAAAGAAACTTTCTCAAACGAACTGAATCAATTTTTGGATTGTATTGCATCAGATCGAGTTTATAATCAGCTTTTGGAGATCTGAAAAGTATTGTCAACTTTAAACGTTTAAACTGATTCTCGTTGTTATATAACAATGCAGTCAATAAACCATTCAACAGATCTGAATTATATGTATTAACATTCAGCTGGTTATAAAGTTTATAATGTGCAGTATCAACAACGAGAAGTTTCTCGGTTGAGAAATTAAAGTAATTCAGTGTGTGCATGAAGATATCGAATATCTGTTCTTGGATAACACGCTTCGGGAGTGTTCTAACGATTGCGGAAACCTGTTTGAAGATTTCACTCATCGGGATATACAGATTCGATTTAAGAGTTTTCGGATATGGATAACGGATGATTTCCAGTTTCGGTAATAAACGTTGATCATTGATATAACGTATTTTGTTTGCGACATCATTTTGAGTCAACTGGAATCTCAATGGTCTGATACCACATATCTTATCATAAATACGAAATGGCATTACCATCATATGATAATTTATTTTTGGTGCAGGTAATGTTTTAATGATACGAATGTCATATTCAAACGAGTCGCTCAACAGATATACAGAAACATCTTCTTTTCTTTCAGGAAGACGTAAAAACATTCTCGCCGGTACCAAATTTGATACTGTCGATAATGCAACTGCTTCTTGATATATATTCATTTGTATAACCTCACTTTCAGTTAATTGAAACATCTGTGTTTCGATTATTAATTTGTCGATGAAAGGAGGAATAAACAGTGGCAAATAAACGTGAAAAAGAATTCGTTGAATTCATAACAAAATACAAATATCATGTTGATAATGATTTTGTTTGTATAAACGATGTCATCGATCATGGTATTGTTTATTGTTTGAATCCAGTGATATACAATCGTCGTTTAAACCCGGAGGACAATAAACGTATATTGAATGAACATGTTCGTCAGAGGTTCTGTACAATACTCACACCCGAACAGTTGTCATACTTGTGCGATCACAACCTCACGTCTGTTGAATTCATTCGACGATTAAAGAAAATGGTTTAATTAATTATATCCCGGGGTTTAACCCCGGGATATCATTCGTTATTCTTTCATTAATAAAACACGTTTGATGATATATATGATAATTGGAGTATAGAGATAGATTTCTTTTAATGATGCAATACCGTTGTCGAATAACTGATCACCGGTGTACAATGATAAATCTTTAATTGATTTCAATCTACCATGAATGAAATCATGTAACAATTGCACATATGTGAATCGTTCATACTTATAATGACAGCAACAACAGTGACGACGATCACAACATTTACATGCACATTGTTGGGTACATTTACATTCTCCATCTGCAAGTATCTTCATAATGTCATCTGAAAAGAATTTATCACACATTGGAGAATCACACCATGGATCATTTGGAATCATGGCCTGAATATCATTGTCTCCGTATTGAGGAAACGATGAGTTGACAAAATTGTATGAATCCATCATATGATATTTGAATGTATCTAAATACCGAATAGGAGCGTCTCGTTCAATCCATTTGAATGGTGATTTTTCATATAGATTTCTGATATCATGTAAACGAAGTTTATCCTCATTCAACACCAGATTACCATATGCATTATCGTTTATCAACAATCCATGCTTCGCCATAAACATATTACCACATGGATCAAAGATTGCTTCTCCGTTTCCTCGATAGATCAAACAGTTATGACGTTTATCATAGAATCGAGATACATAATTGTCAACCATATCATTTACCATCTGAATCAATCTGGATCTGTGTTCATAATCTTGTTTACCAATTACAGGTGTGAGATCATGACCACCGATTGTTTGTAAATCGGTTTTGAATTCTGCAACGGTTTGTTTATACACCCATTCAATTTCTTGAGGGTTTGTTGAAAACAGTTCATATGATATTTTATATGAACCATCAGTGTTCAAACCGTCTTGACCAACTGCGGAAACACGGAACAGATGATTCATATTGATCTGTCGTACGACGAAGAAATCATTTTCTTTTGGTTGAACTGTTCCTGGAATGACATATGCTTCACCTTGAAGTCCATAATTTCTGACTGTTGTTGTGGATGCTTGTGTGTCTTCTGGTTGTAATGGTGAAAAACCCAACAATGGAAAATCATCAATTCGATTATATCTGAATGGTGAATCTTTTCCTAAGATTTGATATGCATCATTCAAACCAAATGAATCTGTGGTTCGATCATCATTGATACTGAAATAAATAACGATCGTACGACCGTCACCCGTATATTTATTGATTCGATTATGTAACACTTCATCATATTTATACAACTGACCATCAATGGTTGAACGTTCATCAAAGATTATATTCATAACGAAACTTCCTTTCATTGTGTAATTTTATCGTTGCGTTTAGACTATAATAATATACCGAGAATTCCTAGTATCGATATATATATTATTTAAGTGGATAGAGAATAAACTTAAATATTTTATGAGTAAAAATTTTTCATCCTCTATCCAGAAAGGAGTTAATTATGACCATTAAAAATTTAACAGATGAAAGGAGGATTCCATGGGTATTGAATATTCCGGAACACATCACGAAAGTGGTCGTCCACAATGGTCAATTTCATGCAGATGATGTTTTCTGTGTAGCAATATTAAAAGAATGCTACAATGAGAATATCACTGTAAGAAGAGTCCCACGAAATGCAGTATTTGATAAGTACGGTTATGAGACTCTGGTGTGTGATGTTGGTATGGAGTATGATGGTGTTCGTAAATTTGACCATCACCAAATTCCTAGACACACACTAAGATCAAATGAATTACGTGCGGCAATTGGATTATTATGGGACACATATGGCAATGATATATATCATCGTTTAACATCATTAATACGTGATGTGGATAAACATGATATAGATTGTCGTCAGTTCAGATCACAATTGTGTGTTTCAATTGGAGCATTCAATCCGGATTGGAATGCAACCGACAAAGAACGAGATGAGTGTTTTGATATGGCTGTTGATGTCGCTCGTCAGATTATCAGAGCTACTGTGATATCTGATACACATAACATGCGTGCCATCAGACAGATATCCGAACACCATACTATTGAAGGAGGTGTCATGTTTCTAGACACAAACGCACCATACGATCAATTGATCTCATCTTATGATGTTAAGATCGTTGCAAGATTTAACAAAGATCGTTATCAGTTAAAAGCTGTAAACGGTCATTCATTCAACCCACGTTGGTCAGGGAATCCACCTTTCGAAAATATGTCAATGTCCAACTGGATTGTTGAGACACCTTCGAAAGATGTCGTTCTCAGATTAGCAAAAATTATATAAGGAGGAAAATAAAATGAGAGAGACCATAAGTGTTGCAGATGTAAGAAAAATTTGTGAGGTGTTAGTACAGGAAAAAGGTGATGTTTTCGAAACGTCAATCAAATGTAATCAGCCAGTCGATCGGATCAAAAAGATCAAGAACAAGAAGTTTATGAAAGCGATTTCAGCTTCATACTTCACCGCAGACACATGGGGTTCCTCAGCACCTGGTGTAGAAGAACCGGATCCGATAAAGTTAACTGATGTCAATAAGACAACAACAACTAACAAGAATGAATCAACCAATAAAGCAACAGTCGTTGATAAGACACCATCAACCAATAAAACCGATACTGTGGTAAAACAGGTAAAACAAAGAACAGAGTCGCTTACTACAACTGAAATCAATGAAATATCAAAAATGATTGCCGACGGTGCAAGTGTTGATGATATTGCAAAAACTCTCAAAATAGGTAGAACATCAATTGGAGCGGTCAGAAATAAGTCTCGCTATTCTTCAATATCTGATAAATACTTTAAAATCGTTGGACTGCATATTGTTTCACTTAAAACCAATGAAGTCGTTGGTTCTATCAGAGGACCCCGTGACAAGAAGACGGCTGACAAGAAAACTGATGAAAAGAAGACTGAAACAAAGAAGACTAAACCAACCACCAAAGCACCACAGCCAAAAATTACAAGCACGGAATCCACAACATCACTGGTTAAAGAAATCAGAAGACTCGGAGTTCAGTTATTGATGAGCATGAAGATAACAGATCTTCCAGAACACATCAGGGTTGAAATAGAAAAGATTATCGAAACTGAAATCGATAACATGAGTCTTTCTGAAATAGCATCATTAGGAGAATCAAAATGAGTGATTACCAATACACAGTCCCAACCGATCAGTTGGATGATTACATCGATAAAATGACCAGAGGTATTATGCCGATGGTCGACGATGTGACCTATAAGGAAATCGAGATACGAATGCATGAACTTGCATCCGAGGTTTCAGATTATGATGAAGAAGATGAAGCAGTTGTTGAAACACTCAAACAGGATGTGAAAGAAATTCAAGCTCGTGTCAAAGATAATAAACGTAAAGCATCTAGAACTGATATTGCAATATTCACATTAAACGACGAACAGAAAGCAGCACTCAGAAGACAGATGAGTTCTTCGTTCGTCAGAAAAGAACCTTCATTATATAATACAGATGAAGAAACTGAAAAAGTCAACAAGGAATATCAGACTCTTAGAAAACGTGCATCCAAAATCCGTAGATGTTATTATCATGCGGATGAATGGATTAATGCAGTAAAAACATTACTCGCGTTGGTTGAATATGATAAAAGAAACTATCCATGGTATTCTGATGAGGAATATTATAAAGCATTCTGGACTGGCACGATAAAACTCGATGTGATATGTCCAATATTATATCTCGATTATCATACGCCAATCAAAGATCCAGAACTGTTAGTCGGAATATTCAATGGAGAGATTTCAATCGAAGAGGAACCATCATACGATTTATCGAAACGAGTTAAAGCAAAAGATGATACTGTTGTCAAGGTTGCTGGTGGTGAACCATTTACAAATGCTGAAATCGACTATATGACAGATATGGCATCTCGTGGTTATGTAACTCCGATCAACATCCTGTTGAAGAATCAGCACAAGTCATTGTATGATCGATTCATGCCGACATCGAAAACCAAGGTTGATGCTTCACGTGTACAGAGTTATCTGTCATATGTAAACGAAGGTATGAAAGTTAAAGATCATCGTTTTGAACCGTATTCAGAAAATGACATAATTGGATATATCCATACTGTCAATAACGGAACTCTGAATACAGCATTGAATTCAAACACTTCTAAGTTCCTGACAGCACTTGGTACAGTTCAGGAAACTAAGGTTGATCTTGGTTTCAAAACATCTGATACATTGGTAAATGCGGAAGCAGCAATACGTGAAGCTTCTATAATGGCTAATATTAAAAGTTTAAATGGGATGACATAAGTGTAATATACTTGTCATAGTATAATAATATCTGATCACACCGATCGGGTATGTCAGCCTTTTACCTTTCCGAAAAACACAAAATGGTCCTCCCCATATGGGGAGGACTGTAATGTGTTTAATTTAATTTTGTTGGTGTTGACTGTGTAGTTGTATGAACATATTTTTTCTTGTATTTATCAATTCCATCCAACCGTATAGACACACCGCATGATACAAATGGGATGATTTGTATTGTGTTTGATGTATCGTCTATGTTAGCAACATTCGATGATGAAATATATATTGTAAAGAATCCGTCATACTGACCAGTCACCTCAATGAAGTAACAATCGTTTTCAGGATCTTTATCATATTTGATCACCGGAATATTCATGATGTCGGATTTATGATGTAACGGAATATATGGATTAACAATAGATTCATGTTTCCATATTTTATCATACAGATCAAGAATATCATTATTGTTGATCTCATACAATCCCAAATCTTTAACAGACAGGTTGTACAGAGTTACACCATTGATTGTTGGTAAGTGTATCATCTCACGATAGTTTGACGTCTCTGACAGTTTCAATCCATCGAGTATGTTTGGTTCAATATCATGATTGTTTGGATGTTTATTCACACAACCAGTATATTCAAATAACTGATCGTGTTGCAAATTATAGAACATGTAATCGATACGTTGTTCAACAACATAACGATTGTTCATCATCATTTGTAAGAATGATTCGTATGTGTTTGTATGATAATAATTACCATATAAATCGATGTACACATTACCATGTGGGAGGATGTCAGAATCATATACGTCATCAACCAATTCAACACATTCAAAATTGTGTAACGAATTGAGATTACATAATTGAATTGATGTTGGTGATAATATCGTAAGAGACTTATCATCTTTAATACAACGACCATTCACCCAGAACTCATAACGATCACATGTTAATGGTGTTGGTATATGTCCAGTCATGTCAATGATTCCATCAGATGGAATTTCATTTAATGAGTATCTACATATTCCGATATATGGAGCTTTAACCAATTCAATATTTGGATTGATATTTGTGTTGATTGCTAAACGTGTTGTTGGATCTGAGTGTCGTGTATCTGATAACGGATAACGAACATGTTGATCCGAATTGAAATAATACTGGTATGGATCATCTTCGCCTGAATTGTCAGGAGCCAACCATTTACCTTGATCATTATAATATCGATTCTTGATAATTACGTTGTATGGGAATCCTCCTTCGGATGGACACGAAACTACGAATCGTTCAGGTATGATATGATATTTAGGATCATTTAATCTGACCCAGTTACCACACTTCAACTCATCCATTGAAACCTTTTCAACTATTACGGTTATTAAACCACCGCAACTTTTGTATGCTGAAGAAGACTGTGATACTGTACAGATATAACTACCGGCATCCAGATGTACATTCGATGATTTCAATACAGTAAATGATTGTGTATCATCTGATCCAGATTTCACAGTAAATGATAATGTTGAAACATTTCCATTATATTTATCAGATTCAACACATATCAATGTCATTATTGTATTCTTTTGATATGAATCAACTGGTACATTGACAATGCAAGTGTATTTATTTGAATCTGATAATTCCGTCGTATCAATGTTCTTGAATTTCATTGGTATATAGAAATCAAAAGCAGTGTACGGTTTATTGTTTATTTCAATATCACGGAATCTATATACCGGATTATTGGTGTACTTTCCATTTGGTGTTGGACGTTCAACCATAAAACCTTCAAGAATGTCAGCTCGATCAATATCATTAGGAAGATTATCTTCGGTATATTTATAATATTCATAACCATCGAAATGTTTTCTAACATTGATTTCTGAATATACATCAGTATCAATATTGTGATTAACAGATAACAACGGTTTGAATTGTACTTGACACGTTGGTGGATTGTGTTCAATTGATTGGAATATATCTGATTTGTTGAATCCAATATAAACCATCAACTTCTGTGTGACATGAGCATCCATCAGTTGAACTTCGATTGAATGCAAAACATTGTTTGTTGAATAATCATCTGGATTATCGAAACGAACGCCATTGACAACGTGTGGTGTTATGACGTATTGTGATGGATCAACCCATACATGATTCTGATAATCATACATGTATAATTCAACATCATCCGTGTACGGGAAATCAGTGATACATTCAACCATACTATTTGAGACTCGTTCCGCACGTCCATTGTCAATGTAAACCAACGCAGCATCATATGAACCGATATTATACCACGTAGATGGTTTTTCCAGATTACGTATATAATATTTCATACGTTCAATATATGATTCCCAGTATTTTATTTTTTGATTACAATCTTCAATTTTACGACGGTAGTAATCAATGTCATAACGAGTTGTTGCTTTTTCCATTTCACGGGTGTATGATATAATGAGACCTTCCAGTCTTGTGATTGAAACATTTGCAACTTCAATACGTGATTCGAACGTTGCAATCTCACCATCCCACACATCATGATCATCTGGTTCAGTTCTGAGTATTGGATAAATCTGTGACAATGTTAATGGATCAACATTATGATTTATCATATTAATACGGAATGAATCATAGAACGGAGTTGTTATCTTTGTCAAAGGATCAATATATCGATCATATAACCATTCCGAATTTGATTGAATGTCTTCATCGGAATGAACTCCATTAATGGTTGAAATAAACTTCACACACAATTTACCAGTATCACCGAATATGACATACTGATCACCGTATCCAGATGTAACAAGTTGACCCAATCCAAGCCAATTTATAAACGGACCATCATGTTCGATTGAATCAATTTTATTACCATCGATGTACAATGTTGCGTATCTGGTATCTTCTGTTTCATCATGCCGATATGTTAAACATACAACGTGATATTCTGATGCATCAACATCGGATATGATTGAATGTGCCCAAGGATCTGCTGTTGTACTATCACCACCGTAGAACATGAGTTTGTTAAAGTTTGTATCATCTTGGTTGTATACACCTATCATGAATACTGGATCTGATGGATCGATACTGATTGATGTTCCTATGATCGATGACGGTAACGCATAACCACTTTCTTCAACTGCTAATGG